GTTCTTCTTCTTTACTATTATATGTGTCGAGCACTGAGAATTCTTTTTTGATACTGCCTTCCAGCTCTTTTGATATTTGTTTTTTGTCTATTTCCCCAGTTACAGTCGTTATTTGGTCTAATAGTTTGCCGGCTGCTTCAAATAGTTCATCGTTCTTCTCTGCACCCCTTCCACCAGCAGCAGCTGAACGTATGGCCTTCAAAGCTCTTACATAGACCTTACCATTCTTTCCATAGGGGTAGGCGTATGCGCTGGCTGTTTTAGGGTCTTTGTCAGGGTCTTTGGCAAGGTGGAAAAGAGCATATTCTTCGATATCCTTGAAATCTGATAAGTTGGGGGCCTCCCATTTTTCATCTGAGATCTTACCATCCTCTATTAATTTTTTGGCGTTTTCAAACGCCTTGTTATTCAATTTCCAAGCCATACAACCACCACCATTTTATTTTACCCATAGTAACTCCATCTCATGATCATATCCTGCGAGGACTTTTTCACCATCCCCATTGAAATCGTATATTGTCATTGCAACTGCCCTTTCATCCTTGCAAGCTTCTAAGTATTTGCATGGGCCTATAATGAATTTCATGTTCCCTATTTCAAAAACAACAAATACTACGTCGGCTATTGTTCGTATCGGGTGCAAATCAGCATCCAATAGGATGTATCCAGCCTCTGCATAGACTCTTGGGATCAAACTTGGATATTCTCCATCCAATCTCCTTAACACGGGCTCTGGTAAGACTTTATGTATATCAACGTACACTCCTCTTTTTTTTAAATCAGCTACATTATCTCCTATACCAATCATACACATCCACCACACCACGTTTTATTCCTTTATTTCAACTAACCTAATCAGCTCATTTTCAATGTAAAGTCTTGCCGGCCTTGTAAACGTCCTATCACTGATTAGATATGATGCTAAAATCCTAAAATGTGAAAATCCCCCTGGAACCATAACAGATGAACTCTGGACAACTATAATAGTCTTCCAATTTTTTCATAGCATCTTCCTCTTTGAGCAACGCAACCATCAAGACCATAAACAAGGTTATATTCGCTGAAACACCCTTATCCATCTTCTTAATCTGAAACGATTCATCAAAACAAGCCCTAACCAAAAAACCAAGCTCTTTTTCATCTTTTTCTGGTTGCCATGCTAAAAGGCCATAAAATTCTTCATATTCTTCCTTGATTGATCTTATCTTTTCTTTTAGTGTTTCCAAGACCATCCACCACCACAATTATCCGATCCAAACAATATCAAAACTTTTATTAAAAAAATCATAATTGAAATTCCCACTATGTACAAGTGCAGCAACTGGTTTAACCCCATCAAACTCCCTAACACGATGTAACGGCCCTATAATAAGTTCTTTGTCTTCTAATTTGAGTGATATGAATGAAAGAAGATCTTCTGTTGTTTCATTGAATAACATGTCCAAAAATTTTATTTTCGCTTTTTGAAATTCCTCTGGTATGAAATTTGGGAAATAACTAACCATGTTTTTTAGGATGTTGATTTGGATTACTTCTGTGATTTTTATCATCTTAGAACCATCCATCCAAGTTTTTAGCTATTTTTTCAACCTCTGCTTCATCTATTTCAATAAGTGAAATTTCATTGTTTTGTTTTTTACATTTGAAGTATTTGCGTGTTCCATCATTCCATTTAACTTCAAAAACATCATTATCCATGAAATGTTTTGTTGTGTAGATCTCCAGATCTTCAACTGGTGACCATGTGTCGATGAATTCACGATTATATTTATATTTTAGGTGCATTCCATTGATTTTAGCAAGATATTTGGCATCCTTTAGTTCTTTTGGTTGTTCTATGTAAGTCATTCTGTATTTTTTAGATGATAATCTGCCTATTTTCATTTTTATCTTCATGCCTTCTTCTGTCGTTAATTTAATTTCTTCTTTTGATGGTTTGATAATCTCTGGTGATGGTATAACTGGCTTATATCCTCTTTTAAGTGTTTCGGGGATGGTGTAAGGTTTGGGTTTCCAACCAGCAGCATTATATCTCACCATCTGATTCTTAGTCCTTGTCCTTGGATGTGCAACATTCGTGGGTTCGATAATATAAGGTGTTATAGTGCATCTACAATGAATCCATTCCCTAATTGGTGCTGCCCTGTCACCGGGGAATTTCTGCCCGTTTCTAAAAGTCTCCCCCTTTTTTATGATTTGTAAATGGTTTCTACGGTGTGTGGGTCTTACTCTACGATCTCCAACACTTATCCACTGGATGTAGTCAATTGCAGGGTCTTTCATATATTCTTTCCATTTAACATAATTCATTGTATTGTGTGTTTCAGTCCAAACAATAGATAAAGCCTTATTATAGTTCTTGTTGGGTAAGATTTGTCTAACCCTTGCAGCTATCATTTGTGTGGACTCCCCACGCCTTATTCCCCTATACATTATTTTTCTGATGCTTTCCTGTGTGCTTTGTGAAAAACCTTTTGCAGTGGATAGAGGGTTTTTTAGGATTCTATCGGTTACATCTGGATCATATGCACCATGCCCAAGGGCTTTTTCTATTCTTGCATGTGTATTATCTGTTTTTATTAGTGTTTCTGTTTCTATTCGGGGTTCTGGGTGGAAAGGTTTCCTCCAATCAGTCGATAGGCTTGGAAGATCCTCTTTCATTGAAATAAGGGATTCCCGCCCCATAATCTTATATTCTATGCTTAGTTCTTTTTGCACTGTTTCAAGTATGTTTAAGTTCATCTGTACAAGTGCATCATATATTTCAGCCTCTAACCAACTGCAAAGCCTTTGAACATCAGATAAAAGCTGGTCTGGTATTTGTCCAGCCATCGGCAGCTTCTCATACCTTTTAAGTAGAATGTCAAGTTTCCTGTTAAATGTTCTCAAGGGTGTGGCTAATTCAAGATATGATTGGTGAACAAGCAGCCTAAGCCTTATCTGGTCTTCTATTAGTATTTGCTGTCTTGTGGCTGCTGACAATCTCAATAAAAACACCATTTCAGTCTATACGCTCATTAACATCCCTTATCTGCTTCGCAATCTCAGCCACAGGTTGCAAACTCATAGCAGCAGCAGCATCAAGTGGAACACCACGATTATAGAGTGTCTCTGCCTCAGGGCCTATAATATCCTCATTAAAGTTGAAATAGCCTTTGAGGTATTCTCTGGCTTCTGCTGGTGATAGTACGCCTGCTTGGACAAGTGCTACTGTACTGTCAACATCGTTCTTGAATTCTCTAAGGTTTGCTCTGTTTAGTTTGAATCTTGTTTCTGATTCAAATCCTTCTCTTATAACCCATTCTGTGATTTGGTCTTCTATACGCTGCTGTATTGGGCTGATTACACTTTCATAGTAGATTCTGCTTGATTCTATTGCTGTGTTACCTGCAAGCGAACCAGTCCTGTTTATACTTATCCTATATGGTGGTACACGGTGCACCGATAATATTTCATCATCTATAAGTTGCATCAAGTTTATGAACTCCCCTTCCTGTGATTGGCCACCCATCTCTTTTATTTCGATGTCAACTGCTTTAGAATCTGTTGATTTTAGGGTTAAGATCATCGCACTGTGTGGGTTGTCCATCACCTTTTGCAGTGCTTCTTTTGCCTTTTCTGAGAGGTTTGTGTTCGGGTTGTTTGGGTCTATGTCTGTGAAAGATCCTTTTATGATCATTAACAGGCTTGGAACACCGTAATTCTTGAAAAAACTTGCATTATATTTTCTTGCAGCGATTCCCATATAGATTGCAGGTATCGCTGGTGTGATTGGTGCAAGACCATAGTAATAAGACCTCGGATTATAATTATTAAACCATATGAGAGTGTCTCCTTTCTTTTCAGATGTTAAACCATCCTTAAACTCCCCAGTATCCTTATCCAAATCACCTTCAACCCCTGCAAGCTTAAACCAGACCGTACTACCCCCAACTTTTTGTGCAACCCTCTTATCATCCGCATGCCGCCTAAGAGTATGCCCTGGGACATGATACAAATCAACAGGCCTACCATCATCATCATAGGATATTGCAAGGGCAGCATAACCCAGACTCTGATAATCAGATACAAGATTATACAATACAGTAGTGACAGGATCTGGTAAGTTCTTGAAGAATTCTTCAACCTCAGGTGTTATATTTTCAAGATAATAGCCTCTACCAGCCACATCACCAGCAATAACATCCACACAAGCCATATGAGTACTATTAACTTCCAAAAGGGCTGCTAACATTGTGGGATTGTAGGGTGGTTGCACCAGGCCATCTTCACCATAACCATCTTTGAAACTGTCTTTGATTATTTTCCTCGCATCTTCTTTAAGTGAGTATTCTATCAGTTCTTTCAAGTCTATTTCTTCTTTTTTTCCGAAAATGTAGGTGTTCAAGAAGCATCACCTCACACCATACTAATGCTAAAATCTGCTGTTTCATTAAACAGGCTATGGAAAGCCCCTGATAGGGCATCTACTTGATCATCATGAACCCCTTCGGTGGGGAAAGCCTCAAGTTCATCAAGAAGGGTTTGTGTCCATGGTTTGTTGAGTATGTGGATTTTACCAGCCTCTGCGTATGCTGATACTGGTTTAGCCCTCTCTGTCTTGCTTGTCATAGCCCTTTCACCCCTGAAATTGTAACCTGCTAATTTACGAAGATAATAATCAATCACATGCTTACCAGAAGCCCCACCTTCTTGTTCTATCCTAATAGCAGTCTCTAAACCATCCAATTGTGCAGTTTGAAGTATTAGCCGCTCCACTTCCATTGGAGTCCCACGAATACGCTGCACATCTAAAACCCAAACATCATAATCAGAATCTAAACCTAATAATAAACCAACAGTCCAATCAGGATCACCACCACCCCCCACTGGAGTGGCTGCCAAATCCCAAAACCGAACCTTCCTAATAATCCTATTAGGTTCATCATGAATCTTAAACCATGTTCTCTTAAATAATCCGCCTTCTGGGGTCACGTTCCAGTCACCGTGCTTCAAACGCCGCCTTGTAACCCAATCCAACTCGTTAAGGGCCTTCTCATATTCTTCACGGTTCAAATAAGGAT